GGACATCGAAACAGATTTGCTCGAATACGCCGACTTTGAAGAAGTCGCCAGCGTTGCACGCGCGAAGCTGTTCGTCACTGCCGCAAAACGATGGTTGATTCTTCGCGCAGAGTCAGCCAGCAATCAGTCAAGCTCGCTCAGCATCGGCAAGTCATTTGTTGAGACGATGCTCAAGCGGGCATTGGATTACGTTGCGACTAACGCAACGACGACAGGCGGCGCAGCAAGCTCAGTTCGATTCCTCGGAGCGGGGGCGAACTACCGATGAGCACGCAGCCCCGCAGCATTCAATCTGCATTCGGCGACATCCGAGCGGACTACGACGCCACGCGACACAGCCGATTCGTTCGACGACGCACGGGCGTCGCCACGATGGGCAGCGGCCCTGACTATCACTTCCGCAGTGAAACGCAGTACTACAACCTGATTGAGCAAGCTCGGGACATGGACCGCAACGACGCACTTGTCGGCATCCTCGCCGATCGGCGCGTTGACAACATTGTGCAGAGTGGCTTTACGCTCGACCCAAAGACCGGCGACAAGGGGCTCGACGATGCACTGTGGGCATGGTGGGAGGACTTCTCAACTGACCCGGACCAGTGCGACGTTACTGGCGAAACCACTTGGAAAGAAATCGAGCGGCAATGCTGCCGAAGCGAGTCGGTTGATGGCGACATCGTTGTCACTGGCACCGAGGAAGGATCGTTTCAACTTCTGGAATCACATTTGATTCGCACGAAGTCGAAGGTAGAAGACACGTTTCTCGGAGTCACAACGAATCGAGTTGGGCGTCGCGAGCAATACCACGTCGCGGAAGAGCTGAGCGAGTTCGGCCAGTTCGGAGAATGCACGCCGATTGATGTCCGCAATGAGGACGGGATCCGGCAGGTCTTTCATGTCTACAACCCGAAGCGGGTAAATCCGACTCGCGGCGTCACTCAGTTGGCCCCAGTGTTCAGCATCTCCGGGATGCTCGAAGATATCAACTTCGCGAAACTCGTTCAGCAGCAAGTTGTCTCCTGCTTTGCGGTGTTCCGCAAGATGGCAGCCGGTGGAAATCGCCTGCCGTCTGCTGACAGTACTTATGGCGACGCAACCACGGAAACAACTCAGGCCGGAACGCGACAGCTCGAAGGCGTCTCGCCCGGCATGGAAGTCATCGGCCAGCCAGGGGAAGAACTACAAGGCTTCAGCCCGAACGTTCCAAACTCGGAATACTTTCAGCAGGTCAAACTGATCCTGCAAATCATCGGCGTGAATTTTGGGCTGCCGCTCTGTCTTGTTCTGATGGACGGAAGCGAGACTAACTTCTCCGGGTGGCGTGGGGCTGTAGATGAGGCCCGAAAAGGATTCGTTGCCGATCAGATGAATCTGGTGCGCCGACTGAATCGACCTGCCTACATCTGGAAGCTGTCGCAGTTTTTGAAAGAAACGAAAGACTCCGCACTTCGCAAGGCTTACAGCAAGCTCGGCGACGGAATCTTTCGGCACAACTGGAATCTGCCGACGTGGAGCTACATCGAGCCAGTGGCAGACGCCGAGGGCGATGCAACGCAGTTGAAAAACTGCCTGACATCTCCGCGAAGATTGCACGCGGCACGGGGCAAGGATTGGGAAGAGATTGCAGAAGAATCCATTGCTGACAATTCGTTTGCCATCGAAGCAGCTACGAAGCAGGCTGCGAAGATTAACGCGGCATTCCCGAACGGGCCTGCAATCACGTGGCGGGATCTAATCGCGTTGCCAATGCCAGCCGGAACAACGATGGCAATGCAAGACCCAGCAGCGATTGCCGTTCAGGAGAAGACTGCGGAGGCACCACCGGAACAAGCTCCGGAAGCACCAAAGCCAACGGCGAAGCGTAAACGAAAAGCCAAGGTGACAGCATGACGAAAACAATTCGAATCGACGGCGTGATCGGAAGCAGCGACGGGGAAATCTCCGCTGTGATGATCCGCGAGCAACTGCCAGAAAACGGAACCGATCCAATCGCCGTGAAGATCCACAGCGAAGGCGGATCAGTCTTTGAAGGCTTCGCGATTCACGACGCATTCGCCGCATACCAAGGTCCAAAGTCGCTGTCGATTGAATCATCTGCTTTCTCGATTGCTTCATTCATCGCCTGTGCGTTCGATGACGTGGAGATCAGCAGCAACGGCTACATGATGCTGCACAATCCCTATGCACAAGTTGAGGGCGACGACGAAGACTTCGCACGCCAGGCGGAGATGCTCGGCAAGCTGAAAACGTCGATGGTGTCCGCCTACGCTCAGCGATCCGGCAAGAGCGAAGACGAGATCAAAGCCATCCTAAAGAACGAAACGTACCTGAACGCTCAGCAGTCCGTTGAGATGGGACTGGCGAAACGAATTGCCGGTCAGCCAGTTATTGGGCGAGCGTTCGCCAAAGTGAAGAACATACCGCACAGAGTTTTAGCCGCCCTGTCTGGGTCGGGCTCAGGCGGTGACAACGACTCAACGAAAGGCAAAACCATGAGTGAGTCAAAACCTGTTGCCGCAACTCTGCAAGAGATTGAAGCAGCATTCCCAAAGGCGTCTGAAAAGTTCATCGTGAAGTGCTTGCGTCGGAGTCTTCCGCTTGCATCAGTCGCATCGGCAGCCGCCGAGGAAATGATGAGCGAGAATGAAGAGCTGAAAAAGCAAGTCTCGGCAATGATGGACGAACTCGCCAAGTATAAGGCGATGGACGAAGAAAAAGCCAAGGCGATGGAAAGCGAAGAAGACGAAGAAGAAGAGCCAGCGATGGCAATGGAAGACGAAGAAAAGAAGCCAGACGCCAAAGCTAAGGCCCGTGGTGTCAAGCCAGTTGCTAAAGCCCGCACGAGTGGCCCGTCTGCTCGCGTTCGCTGGGACGAAGCCATTGATGCTGCAATGGCAAAGACTGGCAACAACAAAATGAAAGCGGTCGCACTCGCTAACCGCAACCATCCCGGACTTCGCGAAGCAATGGTGTCCGAAGTCAACGCACGCTGATCGTCGCGTTTTTCGGTTCGTTTTTCATTTAATCAAACTCCAAAAGGGAGATCTACATGAGTCAGTATTTTGAAACACCAACGCGGCCAGATACTGCCGCTGGTGCAATCGCTCAGCACTTGCGAGTCAAAACCACCGGGGCTCTCGTCGTGGCAACCGCCACTGACGTTGAGCTGGGCACGATGGAAACAGCATCTACGGCTGCTGGTCCAGCAACCGTGCGGCTCCGGAATGCCAATGGCACAGCAAAGATGGTCGCAAGCGTAGCAATCACTGCGGGCAACACGGTCTATGCCGCTGCGGGCGGAAAGATTGCGGCAAGCGGAACGATCGTTGTTGGTCAGGCACTCGAAGCGGCGACGGCAAACAATGATGTAATCGAAGTTCTGCGATATGCAGACGTTGGTGCATCATTTGGAACGCAGTCAGTGACTGCCGACGATTCCGATTCCGCATTGAATCAGATTCTGCCGGGCATTAACTCAGTCGTTGTTGCGGGTGTGACGAATGACACAAACGACTACGTCGTACTTCCAGCACTTGCCGACGTTCCAAACGGATTCCGAGTCACGGTGATCAATTCATCTGGCGGTGCCTGTGAGGTTCGAACGCCAGCAACCAGTGCCGAGGAAATCAACTCCGAAGATTGCGACGGCACGAAAGAGTACTTGCTCGCCAGCACTCAGATTCACTACTTCACCAAGATCAGCACGGCTGTTGGGTGGATGGGGAATGGATACACAGCAATCGGAGCAGTCGCTGCGGCGATAGTTCCGGACTAATTGAAGCCCGATGCGTTCCCCGGTGGCGGTGGCCACCAAAGCCGGGGGACTTTACTTTCTGTTTCATAAATCGCGTTGCATCGGGAAGAAAGAAATGCAATGCCATCTCCGACAAGTAGCTTGGCTACACAGCGGCCAGATTTGGCCACGTTCCTTGAGTTTGATCTGGAATCCGAAAAGGCTGGCTACATCGCAACGCAGGTCTTCCCTGTGATTGATGTGCAGAGTCAGGCCGGAAACTTTGGGAAGATCCCGATTGAACAACTGCTCCAGCAGCGAAACACCAAGCGAGCCCCTGGAAGCGGTTATGCTCGTGGAAACTGGACGTTCGAACCAGCGGTCTACGCTACGGAAGAACACGGCGCGGAAGAGGCTGTTGACGACCGCGAAGCGAAAATGTATGCCGAGTATTTCCAAGCGGAACAGATCAGCACAATGCGTGCATTTGCCTCCGTTCTTCGAAATGCTGAGCAGAGAGTGGCTGATGCGGTGTTCAACACAACGACCTGGACAGGGTCGACGCTGACAACCGGCATCACTCACGAATGGGACGACGCCACGAACTGCGTTCCTTTGACCGACGTGGAAGCGGCTGTGCAGAAGATTTACGACAACAGCGGCCTTTGGGCCAATGCTCTTGTGATCAATCGTAAAGTGTTCCGTAACCTGCGGAACTCTGCACAGGTCATCGACCGCATTGAATCGAATGGTGCCGGCAACGCATCAAAGGCGTCCGACATCACCGTTCAAATGCTGGCAGCTGCCTTTGACCTCGACTACATCATTGTGGCTGGCACCAGCAAGAATGGAGCGAAGGAAGGCCAAGCGGCTTCCCCGACTCAGATCTGGTCTGGTGAATACGCAATGGTCTGCAAAGTCTCGACCAGTGCCGACATGCGTGATGCTTGCATCGGCCGGACGTTCCACTGGGCTCAGGATGGCTCGTCCATCGGCGGCACGGTTGAAAGCTATCGTGATGAAACCGTTCGCGGCGACGTTATCCGAGTTCGCCACGATGTTGACGAGCTGGTGCTGTACCCACAGGCCGGCCACTTGCTGAGCAACATCACAACTTGAGGTGACTGATGGGAACCACATTCGACTCACACTTTGCAGCCGCAGGGTTCCCGATGTTGCTCGACAACTTCGGGGAGTCGGTTGTGTATTTTCCAAATGGCGGCGGGCGGCGTTCGATTCTCGCCATTATCGAGCGCAACCCGCCAGCCATTTTTGATGCCTCAGGAAATGCTGTTTTGCCGACAGCAACGATCAGGGTTTACAACTCGTGCCGGTCTGGGATTTCCTCACAAGAAATCAATATCGGCACGGACGAAATCGAGTTCGCGTTAAAGGTTGGGCAGACGCTGCCTAAGCGGTTTTCATTCATGACTCTAATGTCACAAGACGCAGGCGTCACTCATTTGGCGGTGATCTAATGACCGAGCCAGTGGTTGAGCAAATTATGTCGAACGTACGAACCCGCATGGCGGTGGCGTTCGACGATGTTTACCGCTCAACACGAATTGGAACATGGCAGCCAAAGGATTTGGTTCTTCATGTTCATCAAGGAACATTGTCTCCGAATTCAGAATTGTCCTGTCCGGGAAATCCACCGGCGCAGGCATATGACCTCGAAGCCATTGTTGCTGGAATCGTAAAGCCATCAGATGCGAGTACGCTCGCGGTCGACACGTTCAGAAACAGGCTGGGGGCTGACATTATCACCGCAGCCACCAACGCAACGCTCTGGCATCAGTGGGGCGGACTGGCTATCAACACGATGATTGGAACGGTGGAAGAATACACAGAAGAGACGGGCGGCCTTTCGGGCGTGATGGTGAAGTTCACGATCACGTTTCGAACGGATGAAGACGACCCGTACACGGTGCGAGCATGATTGGAATCGAAGTCGACGCAAAGCAACTGAAGCGGCTCAGAGAGGCCGTGGGAAAGGCTCGCAAAAGTCTTCCTCGGGAACTTGCGGCGGCGGTTAATTCAGTCTCGAAGAAAACGCGATTGAGCATCGGTCGAGAAATCCGGAAGACAGTCAATCTGAAAAAGGACCAAGCGGAAAAGCCGATCAAGATCACTCAGACGGCGACAGCAGAAACGCCAACCGCAAAAGTTTCACTGGCCAAAGAAGTTCGATTGGGCCTGCAACACTTCGGAGCACGTCACGACAACCGGGGCGTTTCTTACAAGATTCAAAAACAGGGCGGGCGAAAACGAGTCAACGGAGCTTTCATGGGTCCACGGCCGGGAACTCTGGCCCCGAAACTTCATGGCGGCGTGTTTAAGCGGGTCGGAAAGTCTCGACACCCGATCATAAAACTGCGAGGCGTTTCGCCTTATGGGGCGTATGCCAAAAACGACCTGTCAGAAGCGGAAGTCAAAACGATCAACGCCAATCTGAGCAAGGAAATGGAACGACGAATCAACCTCAATATTCTGCGAGCCAATGGGCTCGTGAAGAAATAGGAACACACAATGCCATTGCTACGCCGTCGAGCCGTTTTCGCTGCCAAGGTCGAAACCACCATCGGAACCGCTGAGTCACTCACCGGCGCTGAAGGTGCGTTCAACGCTCGTGACTTCACGATTCAGCCGAACGTCCCAATCACTCGGCGAGAGGGTCAAGGCGGGTTCAATTATCTGCCGGGCATCGCGGAAGGAATGCAGGGCACTTGCACGGTCACGATGGACATGGCGTATGACGGAACGACCGTGCCAACATGGGCCAGCGTGCTGCTGCCAGCGTGCGGATGGGTTGCAACCGCTGGCGTGTTTTCGCCGCTGTCTGAAGGCCCAGGCACCAACGTTAAGACCCTGACTATCGGTCACTACAAAGACGGCAAGCGAGCCCTGTTGTCTGGCGCGATGGGCACGTTCAAGATCATGGCCCCAACGGGCAAAATGGCATCGATTGAATTCACATTCACTGGCAAATACTCGACCAACGAAACCGACACAGCATTGATCGCCCCGACGTATCCAACAACCCTACCGCTGCGAGTTGCCGCGGGTGCGCTGACTTGGAATTCAGTCGCACTCTGCACTTCA